CCACCTTTATCTGGCTCTGTGCCCATTGTGATCATGAGAATAACATTTTCTACAGTTCTCATGATAGCTTGATCCATTTTTTTCATTTCCATCTTCGCATTGATATCTTCAAGAACAGGATATCCGAATGGAATTGCGAATGGTTCATAATCTTGTTTCTTATAAAAACTATAAGCAATCTTATCATTTTTTAAATTGATTTTTAAACCATCTTTAAAATAAGCGCCCTCTTTGATTAGCTTTTGTGTTTCTGGCTCTAACGCATCAAATACGGCTTGGTCGTATTCGTTTTTAGGGTTAGCCAATCTCTCCATGTCAAATTCTGAAAGTATTTTAGCGTAAGCCCCATCTCTAGTATTGAAAACCGTACTGCGTTTAGCAACAATTTCAAATGGATTTAAAACAATGTATTTTAACGGGAATTTGTTTTCAGCAGGGAAATCAGATATTTGTTGGCTGAATTTTCTAAATGTATTTAAGTCAAATTTACCATCAACTCTATATAAAAATATGTTACCACTTCTGTAATATTCTCTAAAGTATTGATCTTTTAAATCCCAAAGTCTAATTCTATCAAATAGTTTTTCAAAAAACTCTATTGACTTGGCGCTACCACCTTCTAAATAAATATTAGTGTTAGCAAATTCTGACATCATATCAATCGTATTCCTAAAGATAGGAACATTCGCATATGCTTTTTGACATAATTCAATAGCATCTCTTACGTTAATGCCGTCTGTAGATAATTCGTATGGCAATAGCCCTTTTCTAATTTGAGAAAACCGATTTACTGGCGTCTTAACGGCAGAACGATTCATTCTATGTTCTGTGCTACCTGCAGTGCCTCCAATTGAATTACGACCTGATCTAGCATAACTAGCTTCCGAAACGTAAAAAGGCTCTCCTGCTGTAGCTGGCTCTGAAGGAGATTCTTTGGCGAAACTTTCTAAAGCTTCGTTTTTCTTGAATTTGTTCCAATAATCTGATTTCTTTGTATATTTTCTAGCCATCTTAAATATTTATTATAAAGTTCTTTACACAAAGTTAAAGTTACTTTGCAAACTTTTCTAAATAAACATTGGCGCAAATCCAATATTATTATCCATTGGCATATCCATCATGTCGTAATAGATATTCATACCCCAATTTCCTAAAACTATTGCTGAATAAGAGTCCTTTCTTGGTCTATCTGCGCCTTTTTGTCTCTTTAAATTTGGAGGTAAGTCAAAATTTTGTGTTCCCCCAGCAGAAGATGTGACTTGAACTAGTGCACACTCTGCCTTTGTTAAATCTAGCATATCCTTTTGATGTTCAATAAATTCAATCATTTTAGCTCCAACATTTTTTTCATCTTCGTATTTAGAAAATTTCAAATCTTTGATTGGTATTCTTTTTGCTTTTTGTAAGGAATAATTTTCATCCATAGCCGATGCTGCAAAGTATAATCTCTTTCTATCAAAAGAAGTTTGTAGCATTTCGTTAGCGTTTCTAATCCATTGTGAAGTTGGTTTGCGTAAGTTACAAATAACATTTGAAGTTACATTGTAAGACTTTCTAGCTTCTCTTAAGTCTTTTGCGTATTGTGTGGGATGTATAAAATCTGCTTCAAAACAACCTATATTTATATTCGCTTTTTTAAATATATCACTTTCGTTACAGGAGTTTAAAAATTGTACGCCTCCATTGTAGTCTCCCACAATCATGACGATATTAAAGTGGTCTAATAAGTATTTAAAATATATTATATGTTTCTTTAAATTAGTTCCAGGAAGCGCATAACTATGCACCAAAACACCCTTTTTCTGTTCTGGTATAAGTTTAATAACTTGTATAGCAAAGTCGTCAGATGTTTCAGATTCGGACCAAGAGGGGTCAAATGCTAAAATATATTCTCCATCTGGATCTCCAGCAACCTCTACAGCAGGTGATTCACCATCAACTATTGTACAATCAGACATCTTACTAATCTTAAAGTAACCAGCGCTATCATCTGTGAATTGAGCGTTAAACTCTCGGTCAATTTGAGATTGGCTCATAGAACCTCTCGCTTGTGTAATTAAGTTTTCGTCATACAAAGCTTTAGGAGCCGCATCATAAGAGAACTGCATTATACATCTACGTCCTTGATTTTTGGCACCTGGATTAAATATCATATTCTCGTATGCCTGATAAAGTTTATATAAATACTCGAATTTGTAAGAGGCAGAAGACAATCCTATCATTTTATTGCTTGGCCACTCTGTTCTTTCTTCTTCTGTCATTTTGCCAGCAGCAATCATTTTATCTTCGGCATCTTTTACCTTTTGTCTTTCTGTTGGGTTTTCTACAACAGCCAAGAACGGCATGATAACCTCATTGTAAATTTTTTCTGGCATCAAAAGCAACTCGTCCACAATAATTCTTTGAAAACGAAAACCACGAAGTTTTTCACCATCACCTAACGGCAAAGCTGTTATCCGACTCTTACCGATTTGCATGGACCATTCATCATTCGACTTTGTTACCTTACCAATACACTGTTGAAACAACTCTGCTTTTTTATCTTGAGCTATGTCTTCAATCTTACGAAATATCATTTTAGACTGACGAAATGACTTGGATATAATTCCTATATGCACCCCTTGGTTCAGCATAGCGTCCAGAAGCGCGAAAATGCCCGTAGAAAAGGATTTTGACATACCACGAGACCATATGCCCAAAAAGTAATCATTCTCCATCATGGCCTTTACAGCCATGTGTTGGAAGGGGAATAGTTCTATGCCAGTAAGTAACTCTGTTGTAAAAGTTACATTCTCTTTCATAAATTTATACAACCAATACTTTGCCTTGTTATCTTCAAGGTATCCTTCAAGTTCCAAAACTTGTTTATTGACATCCTCTCTTTTTAGAGGCTTTTGATTACCTACTTCCCAAGACATTTTTTTGATCTATATAATATTGAATATCAGTTTCCCAAGCTTCTTTACCTAAAGCTAATAATTTTGGAATAATTTTTTCGCTTTCGTCCCTATTGTTTGTGAAAACAAATTGACATCTTCTTGGGAACTCGTTTTGGAGTTTTATCATATTGGACATAGCCCATTTAACCGTAGATAACCTTTTACCAGGAAAATATTCCTTGTACATGCTTTCTATGGATTGTTCGATGACTATGTACATATAACAGTCAACTTCAACACATCTTTGCATCTCGTTTCTAAATCTATCGAAACCTTTGCCAAATGTTCCAACAAAATCAGTTGCACTTTTTCTATCTACAAAGGTGTTCGTAAAGTCTTGACCAGCTAACGTATAATCACCAAAGTCTAACTTTAAAACTTCTGATTTATGAAAATTCAAAGGTTTTTGTTCTCTTGTGTCAATAAAGACCTTGACATCAAAATCTTTTTTAAATTTGTCTGGCATTGGTCTTTTAAAAAGTGGTTCAAGTCCTATTTCGCCACAAGCCTTGCTATAACTACCATAATATTTTTTATACAAATCTATGTCTGGCATTTTTGCTTTTAGTAATTCTATATGGGACGGAGCGTAATCCCATTCCTTATCTTTAACCCTTTTAATTAGTTGTGTGAGGATATATTCCTTTACTTCTTTGTCTTTAGACTGTTCGCACCATTTTAACAATTGAGATCTGCTAGAAAAGTCTGTTGAAAAATATTGTTCTTTGTTTTTAAATGGAATTGGAGAACCAGTAAGTTTATTAAACCTTGGGTAGTGTTTTACATAGTAATCCCCTAAATACATTCCATGTTTTTTAATATGAGCATGTAGAGCCTTTTCTGACTTAAATTCTAATCCGCATTCCTTACAAGTTTTCATTGATCCAATCGCTTAAATTTATTTTTGGTTCCCATCCCAACACTTCTCTAGCTAGTTTTGATTCACATAAAGTGTTTTGAGCTTCTCCAGGTTTATCTTCTTCATATACTGGTTCTATTTTAAACATTTTAGCCACTTCGTTAATTGAGTGATTTTTACCCCTACCTAATTCAAATTCGTGTCCATAAGCTTCGCGCTCCATCATTAAAATAAGTGCATTTACTATATCATCAACGTGTGTAAAGTCTCTTCTTTTTTCTCCATCTCCGTAAATGGCGCAAGGTAATTTTTTCTCTAAATTATTAATCCATCTTCCAATTAATGTTGAATATCCACCACCTTTTAATTGATGAGGGCCATACACATTATAAAATCTAGCTATACAACTTTTTAGTCCAAAATGTTTTCGATATAGGGTTACTAGGTCTTCGCCCAAATCTTTTGAAAAGGTATATGGATTTTTGAATCTACCACTATGTTTTGAAGAAGAACCTGCGTAAACCATTGGTATTTTGTTTTTTACGCAGTGTTGTATAATTTCTAAAGTTCCATTTGCATTTGTTGTTATGTAATTTACTGGATCCTTAAATGATGGTTGTATCCTCGCGATAGCTGCTAAATGAAACACCATATCGACGTCTGGTATAGCCTTATAGCTCCTTACGTCACCAATCCTATAGTCTACCCCTTCTATGTGGTTATCGGCTGTTCCTGTGGAATAATTATCCAAAGAAGATACCTTGTGTCCTTGGGCTACTAATTTTTTACATAAGTTTGTCCCAACAAACCCAGCTCCTCCTGTCACTAATATATGTTTTCTATAAGACATCATCAACTCCTATACCTAAAACCCTAGCTTTCCAAGCGGCCATGCCTTCTAATCTTTCAGCCTCTTTTTTAATTAACTCTTTTTGCATTTCTGCGATGCGAACCATGTTTTTTCTTTCTTCCTCTTCCTGGAATAATTGTACAATAGATAAAAAAGACGCATTTTCCTTTTGTTTGTTTTTCATCCTTTCGCCACGATCACCTTGTAGTTTTTTTGTAAGGTTTTCGATACGGCTTTCACATTGATGGTACTCTGCGCTTTTAGCTTTTATAATTTCAGCTAATCTTATACTCATTTCATCTTGATCGTCTGCAGATTCAAACATATCATTTAACTTTTGCAAATGCGACGTTATAAGCTCTAAATTTATAATCTCCTTACATACATTCATATATAAGTTTAATTCATCTGGGGTTAAGTCGGGCTTATCCCAAGTTAATCTAATAAATTCCTGTTCGAACAGTTCTTTATCTCTTATATTGATATAATTGTTGACTATCGCTACAAACCTAGAATTATTTAAATTAGTTCTTAATTTTTCACAACAAGTATGTTGATGTCTAGACATTTTGTTTTCTTCTAGGCCATATCCAGTTGAATCGTTAATTTTTTTAATTATTCTAGAAATGGCGTGTGGAGCTACATAAGAAGGCGATTCTTCCTCCGATGGAGCCTCTCTATCTAGTGTTAAAATATACTCGTGGACAGTTCTTTGTTCTTTACTTAAATTTTTAACATAATCCCCAAATAAGTCTTTTGCTATCTGTAAAGATGACCAACCAGCGTCTAATCTTTGTTCTATGATATTTTTTTGTTCTTGATTCAGTTCTATTGATTCTACTTTCTTATGTTTGGTGGTTTTTGCTTTTAATCCATTTTCTGCTAAAAATTTTATAACAGCTCTTCCTTCTTTTGATCTACCATCAAGAGTTTCGTCTTCAAATACTATTTTTGTTATGTCTATAATATTTGGATTCTTTTTGAATTCATTTAGAATTTTTTCTTGCTGTTCTTTACTTAATTCCATCACATTATATCCTCGTTTCTTAAAATTTCTTTAGCTTTCTCTTGAAACATTTTTCGTAAGTTTTTTATTTGTTTATAACCTGCGACACGTTTCTTTTCTGTTGTTTTGTAACCTAAAAACTTTGCAACCTCCTCATCTGAATTATTTTGCACGAATAGCATTTTAAAAGCTATAAATTGTTTTTCAGATAGATTTGGTTTAAGTTTATCTGCTAATTTAGCGGTAGCAGATTCTAAATCTATAAATGTATCTTCTTTTGAAATAATTTCATGTGTGTGGCTTTCCATAGTCACAGCCAACTTAATATCATAAGCGGATTTCTTTTTCTTTTCCCATTCTTTATATATGGAGCAACTTGAATCTTGTATTCCACTTTTATTAAGTTGACAAAAATTATTACCCAAATTATGCGGGCATTTTAAACAAGGTCTTACATAGTTGCCATAATAGTTCCTTAAAAGGTTTTTAAATTGATTTGATACAACTCTACTTAACCAAGGCTCAATAGGTTTTGTTTGGTCCCACAAGTGCCATTTCTTATAAATGTGAGTCATTATGATTTGTTTTATATCATCATAATCTACGGAAGCGACAGCATCAAGATCCCACTTGATTCTTTTCTTTTCTAACGCCTCTTCTATTTGTTTTAATTTATCCTCAAATTTAAACATCCCTATCGGTTAATTCATTTAAACTTCTAGTTTTTGTTTTGTGCTTTGAGGGGGCTTTTTGATTGCCTCCAACTAGATTTGATAAATCAAAAGTACTTGAGTTAGTTTCAATTTCGTACTCTAGTTTTCTAATGTTGGGTACGTGATCTGCATCGGTTTCATCATCGTTGATAGGTTTAGAGGCTCTAGTAGTTTGAACTTGTCTATCAACTGGTTTTGATTCGTTAACCGTTGCAATACCTAAAGGTGCTCCACAGCTGGAACAAAACTTTGGTGGACTAAAATTGTATTCTATTTTTGTGCCGCATTCTGAACAAAACTTAACTGACATGATGATATATTATAAGTTGAAGTTTAAAAAATTAAAGCGTTACTTTAATAATTCTTGTATAGTAACAGATCCTCTTGCTAAATCTCCACCAGCGATCGTTACATTGTTTGCTGTAATTCTTCCATCAATTGCGAAACCTAAACAGAAATCTAAATCAGAGTTTCTAATTGCTCCTGTTATGTTACCTGGGTTTACTCCAGTTAATCTAACAATTGGCATTATGTTATCTCCGTTGACAACAACACTTACTTCTTCTGAAATAACTTCTGTTCCTGTAACAAATTCTGTGCCTATAGCATACAAGGGTTGTCTATTGACACTATAATTGTATTGCAAAGATTCTATTGTACCCAATCCAGTTAAGATTGATAATCCATTAACATCACTATATGCACCATGGCCGAAATCTCCCATTTTTAAATCTGGAACCGTACTAGCACTGTCAGCAGCTACAATCTTTTGATTGCCGTGATTGGTACCTGCTGCTGTTGTTCCGACTGGATTATATGAAATAAAATCACAAGAATATTGAACAGGTGCGTAAGGAGTAAGAGTAAAAGAAAAGTTAGTCATGAAACAGCCACTTAATTTTATACCATTACCGTCATTACCGACTCTTACTGAAGCTCCAATATTTCCAACATCTCCAGTGAAATCAGCTGGGTTAAATTCAAGTGCATCTTTTGCAAAAGCAGAAAAAGAAAAAGTTGTATTTGGAGGCCCAGCTAAAAGAAAGTCGTTTTTTTGAGGTTGTTTTCCAACGATTCTTGTAGGAGCTATGTTAGAAGCCGCATTTAATTGAAATTGTGTTGCAAACACAGCGTCATTAGCTGCTTCCGTGGGTGTAGTGACCGACCCATTGTTTGCCGTAGTCGAAAAATAGACCGGTACATCCTTAAATGATAGATAATTTGCTCCCATATCTATTTATTACACTTTTTTTTTATTATATTCTGTGTAATCAAGATCTTTTAAAGCCTCCGTAGCTTATATTTGCAGTAACCGTGTCTCCCACTCCTTGTGTTATTGTCTCTCCTCTATAGTGACCGCTAAATAAAGAAAACTGATTAGTGATATTCCCACTTGTATCATATAGTTGTAATTTTACATCTCTTTGTCGATTTTTGTCAACAGAGTGTAATTCAAAAGTTTTTTCTATTTCATAATGATCGTTTACATCAATTGAAATTGTAACTTCTTGTGGTATTACATTAGCTAACTTAACATCAACTGGCGCTACACCTGTGGTTTGTGCACTTGAATTTAATCCGTAAACCGCTTGATAATCATAAGTT